ATAAGAGACAGTTTCTATGCTGGTTTAGAGCAGACATATACAACTGGAGTTACCGAAGATTTAAAGGTAATGGTTGGAAATAATATTGCAAAACCATATATAGATGCAATTGTTGGATTTATGATTCAGAATCGTAGAAAGCCGATGTATCATGCTGCTGTAGTTAATAGTGAAGAACAACAAAGATTCAGTTCTTATGCAAATGATTTATCTAAATATATTAGAGATAATACCAATGCAGACCAAGTGGAAACACAGCAAGATTTGGATATGGTATGTTGCGGCTTGGGTACAATTGATAGTAATTTAACAGAAGATGATTATGAAGCCACTACCGACCCTCATGGTGAAATAATAAAAGAGCATGTTCCATTAAATGAAATATGGTGGGACCCGGCGGCTACTCAAACAAATCTTTTAGATGCTGTTTATTTATTTAGAGCTAAGAAATTCCACAAGAAAGAAGCTGAGAACTTATTTGATGAGCCAGAAGAATCTTTTACAAGTGCATTGCCAGAACTAGAAACTGCACAGATATTTGATCCAGTGGAGAATACAGCAGTTCAACTAGATACAGACCGTATTGAGAAAGATATGGTAAATGTATTTTATTACCAATGGTATGAAATAAATACATATTATAGATTACGGAATCCAATTCAAGATATTGTAGAAACTTTCTCACCAGAGGCTGCACTACAAGTATTAGAGCAATTTAAATTATTGAAAATACAGAAAGGAGAGAATTCAGATAATCGTGTTGAAGGTCAGGAAGATTTATTTACAATACAACCAACTGATGAATGGTTGATATTAACGCCATCTATGAAAACTTTGGTTAAGGAAATATTAGAGCCTTTGAGTGAACGTGGTTTGAAAGTAGACTTTAAGAAAGCTAAAAAGAAAGAATATTTTACGGCAATTATGTCGGGTACAAAAGTATTTACTAAATATAAGAATATAGACCAAACTGGATTTAGTATTAAGTTTAAAACTGGTTATTATAATGCTACTGATAATAAATGGTTCGGAACTATTAAATCTTTAGAGCAACCCGTTACATTTATCAATAAAGTAATAACCGAAATATTGGATATTATAGCAGCATCAGCTAAAGCAGGGTTAATAGTAGAACAAGATGCTATAGAAAATATGGCAAAATTTGAGGAGACATACGTAGTAAATGGTGGTATTTCTGTAGTAAATGACGGTGCTATTAGTGGTGGTAAAATCCAGTCCAAGGAAGTATCTACTAGTCTAGGTGGTTATGGAGATTTATTACCGTTATTCTTAGATATGCCCGCTAGAACTACAGGATTAGGTCCTGAATTTTTTGGAGTTGCTGGGGGTGCTAATGAAAGTGGAGTTCTACAAAGACAACGAATTAAACGTGTTATTAGTTTACTGGCTATTTACTTTGATTCAATTACATTATATCAGAAAATGGATGCCAAATCCATGTTGCCTTTAATGAGAATATTAGCTCAAGAAAGCGAAGGTAGATTATTTTCTGTTGTTGGTGAGAATGGAGTTAGGACTTTCAAAGAACTTGGTTTAAATGAATTTACTGATAGATATGAAATTACTGTTGGTGAAGCTCCTGATACAGATACTGCTAAACAAGAGAATGTTGAGATTATCACAGGTATGGTTGATAGGTTATTAACCACAGCCCCTGATAAAGGACTTAATGTAATGAAGACATTATTTAAAATTATGCCTAATATGCAGAATGATGTTAAACAGGAATTAACCAACGATATTACAGACCCTCAACCAAGCCCAGAAGAGCAACAGGCTATTTCTGAGGAGCAAGAAAAACAGAAACAAATACAAGAGATTGCACAAAAACTAGAATTAGAAAAAATAGAAGCTGAAACTAATAAGACAAAAGCTGAAACTGAAGAAACGCTTGCGAAGATAGATATGCAAGGGGATGAAACTGAGGCGAAAGTTAGAGAATCTACTTCTAAAGTAGTTAAAAATCTTGCTGACAGTCGTCAGAAAGAAGCGGAAACTGATCTACTAAGCAGACAAGAAGGTCCAGTTGATAAAATTAATGTGTCTGTATAAAGAGGTAAATTATGAATATTTTAGAAGGGTTTAATAGTACATTGCCAATTGAGGGTGAGTTGCCAACTGGTATATCACAAGAAGAGGTAGTGGAGACTTCGGAAAAGATTGTTTCTGATGATGTTGTTAAGCAGGAGGAAATAAAGGAACAGACAGAAGAATTAGCAGATTCAGAAGAATTACCTGAAGACCCTAAGAGTAGAAATGCTGCTTTTGCTAAGATGCGTGTTGAAAGAAGAGAGGCAGAACAAAAGGCTTCTAATTTAGAACGTAGATTAGCTGAACTAGAGGGTATAGCTAAAGGTAGACAGGAATTACAAGAAGAAATTAAATCTTCTGTACCTGCAGAAAAAGAAGTAGCTCCTGATAGATATGATGATCCAGAAGCCTATGATAAATATCTAATTAAACAAGCTCAAGAAGAAATAAGAGCTGAATATGGTGATAAGTTTAGTAAAATTGAAGACCTTGAAAAACAAGCAAAAGCTGCTCAACAGATTCAGTTAATTAATCAAGCTAAAGATGAATTGGATGTTATTAAGAGTGAATACTTAAAAGTAGATCCATCTTTTACCGAAGCTCGTGCATATCTTATTAAATCTATATCGAGTGAATTAAGAGATGAATTTCCTGATGCTACTGATATGCAAATTAAGCAAGAAGTTGAAAGGTTAGAGTTAGAAAGTGCTTCATCTTATTTTCGGAAGGGACAGAATCCAGCTCAAATGCAAGTTAAAATTGCTAAAAATCGTGGTTTTAAACCAAGTGGTAAAGTTACTAAGTCTGTATCCAATGGTCGTACTAATAGTTTTATTGGAAAGACTGGTGCTACTATTAGAGGTGAGAATCCAACTATTAACGAAGGGAATGAAATGGATTTAGCAGCTTTATTTGCAAATAAAGAAGAATTGGAAAAGTCTTTAAGAGAAGGTAGGGTTTAAGATATAATACTTAGGTTGAAGTTATTTACAAACTATGATAATATAGTAATGAAGGTAACTTCAACAGATTTTTGCAAAGTGGTCGTTCACTATAAAAAATAGCGGTTTCACTTACCTATAAATAAGTAGTTTTAATAAGCAGAATCATTTTTGTTTTTTAATTTATTTATAGGTATTATATGTCCGACACACAAATGTTGACCACTGATCTTAATGCACGTAAGTTGTGGTCAAAACTGGGCTTTGTCGATATGTACAAACAAACTATGTTTGGTACATTATTGCAACAAGGTAATTTATTCCAAGCTGATGAATTAACAGGTTCATCTCCCGGTGATAGAGTTCGTTATAACTTTACAGGTCGCCTAACAGGTATAGGTGTAGGTGAAGGTGGAATATTAGAGGGTAATGAGGAAGCTTTATCATTTGATTCTCATGATCTAATAATTAATACATTCCGTCATGGTGTTAATAATCCAAATTCAGATACTATTGAACAACAACGTACATATATTCCATTTGAAGAAAGAGCGAGAACTCTTTTAAGTAAGTATATGGGTACTCGTATAGATGCTTCTGTATTCCAACAATTGGCTGGTGCTTTCCCTACTTCAATAACAATTGAGGGTGCTACTTATTCTGGAACTGATAGAACATTTGTAACTGGACTAAACGCTATTACTGCTCCAACAACAGGTCGTATTACACGTGCTGCTGCTGCTGCAACTGATCAAGCGTTAACATCATCTGATACGATGACTGTTGATTTAATTGATGAAGTTCTAGTTTCTGTAACAGGTACAACTCCCACTTTTGAGCCTTTAGATGGTGATAGATATGTATTAATAATATCTCCGAAACAATGGCTAGACATTAAACGTGATAATTCTGGTGCTATACAGTTCTTGAATGATGTAATACGTCCGGGTGTTGAAGGTGGTGGTTCTAATATGTTAGTAGATAAGAACGTATTAATGATGAAAACTCCACAAGCTAAATATCAAAATGTAGATATTTATGTATCGCCCAACGTTGCACTTGGTGTAAATAGTAGTAATTCTGCTCCTATCTCAACTGTAAGACGTGCTATTCTTTTAGGTAAGAATGCTGGTGTATTTGGTTCTCCGTTTGGTAGGATTAGCGATGGTAATACTCCATTAGCTTTCAAAATACAATTAAATGATTATGAAGAGAGAAAGGGTGTTGCTGCACGTATGATATACGGAATTAATAAAATCGTATTAGATGGTGAAGACTATGGTGTTCACGTGATTTCAACATTTTCAAGTCAATAAGGAGAATCATTATGACTACACCTAATAACATAGCAGATTTTAAGGCTGCTACTAATGCAATTGTTGCTTCTAATGGTGCTGGACGACATATACAGTCAACTATTAGTATTCCTGGTAGTACAGCTACTGGTCAAACATTTGCTTTGGCTCGTTTCCAACTTAATGCAAGAATTGGAGATTTACAATTAGCTACCGCTGATTTGGATACTTCAAACACTGTTCGTTTAGATGTAGGTTACATTTATGACGATAATGCTTTAACTGATGTATTGAATGCATTTATTTTTGACATCACACCTGATGTTGCAGCTTTGCATTCTAAAAATCAAATTACTGGTGTAGCTTTTATAGCTGAAGGACCTGGTTATATAGTTGCTTCTGTAAGGGCTCAACCGACCACTACTACAGGTGATGTTTCTTTAAATACATCTATATCTTATGATAGTTAATATAGGTTATAATGGCTACATTTGGGACATTAAAAACACGTATAAGCAATAGGATTGATACTACTAATAGTACGGCGTTGTCCCAAATTGGCGATGCTATAAATAGTGCCATAGACTTTTTTGAAGATAAACATTTTTTCTTTAATGAAGCTTTGGCAACTATTACTCTTACGCAGGGTGTTACAACCTTACCTAATTTACCAAGTGATTTTTTATATGAGTTTCAAAATGCTGGGTTAGTTATTATAGATAACAAAGTTAGATATATTTTAGAGAAAATAACTCATGAAGAACGTGCATCAATAAATGTAGAAACAAATGCGAGACCTAGTTTTTATACTGCTCAAATAAATAATATAGTATTATATCCATTCCCAGACCAAGCGTATACATTAGAATTATATTATATCAAAAAATATACAGATTTAGTAGCTGATGGGGATAGTAATGATTGGACAAATAATGCAGATAGATTGTTGGAAGCTAAAGTATTAGCTGATTTATATCTAGACCAACGTCATAGTCCAGACATGAATGCTTCGTATGAAAATCAAGTAAGAAGAGAAATGAATTCGTTACAAGCTAGGAA